GGCTTCACGATGGGCGAGATCGATCTTCGGGTCCTGGGACTGGACGAGCGTGCCGATGGTGAGGACCCTGACGATGATCCACCCGACCCCGGCCCAGCCGTTGCGAGGCCTGGCGATCTCTGGACCCTCGGGTCCCACCGCATCATTTGCGGCAGCGCGTTGGAGGCCGAGAGCCATCAGCGGCTGATGGGCGACAGCCGCGCCGCGATGGTCTTCACCGATCCGCCCTACAACGTGAAGATCAACGGCCACGTCTCGGGCAAGGGGAAGATCAAGCACCGGGAGTTCGCGCAAGCCTCTGGCGAGATGACCGAGCCGGAGTTTACGGCCTGGCTCGGCAAGGCACTGCGTCTCATGGCGGATGCCAGCGCCGATGGAGCGCTCCAGTATATCTGCATGGACTGGCGCCATGCCTTCGCGCTTCAGGCGGCGGCCCGGGCCATCTACACCGACCTCCTCAACATCTGCGTCTGGGCAAAGCCGAATGGCGGGATGGGCGGTCTCTACCGCTCGGCCCATGAGCTGGTGCTGGTCTTCAAGGCCGGCACGGGTGGCCACCGCAACAATGTCCAGCTCGGCAGGTTCGGGCGTAACCGCACCAATGTCTGGAATTATACCGGGTCGAGCAGCTTCAGGTCGTCTGAGGAAGCCGATCTCCTCGCGCAGCATCCGACGCCCAAGCCCGTTCGGCTGATTGCCGATGCCATCCTGGACGTGACAACGGCCAAAGACATCATCCTCGACCCATTCCTCGGGTCCGGATCGACCCTCATCGCCGCCGAGCGGATGGGGCGGCAATGCCGCGGCATCGAGATCGACCCGCTCTATGTGGACCTCTCGATCCGGCGTTGGCAGCGCGCGACCGGGCGGGCGGCGATCCGGGAAGATGGCGCGAGCTTCGATGAGCTGGTTCGGCAGGCTGAGGGCGGGGTGTCATGAGCAAGGACACCAAGGTTGGGTACGGCCGGCCACCCATCCATAGCCAGTTCAAGCCCGGCCAGTCCGGCAACCCGAAGGGGCGGCCCAAGGGCACACGCAGTCTTGCCAGCGTCGTGCGCGCGGCGATGACCGAACGCGTGACGATCGTCCTGAACGGGAAGCGCAAGTCTGTCTCGAAGCTGGATGCGGCCATGATGCAGGCGGCCAATCAGGCGGCAGGCGGCGAGCATCGGGCTATGCGGCTGGTGGTGGACCTCATGCGCGGCTTTGAGAGCGCCGAGGCGCCGCGCGGCCTCGACAACCCGAAGACCGCGGCCGAGCTGAAGGCCGCAGACACGATCATCCTTGAGGCGGCAGCGCGGATGCTCAAGTCCGCGGTGCCGGAGGGTGGCGAGAATGGCTAGGGCCGCACCCACCTTCGACCCGGACCTGGGCCTCGATCTTGTTCGCTTCGGTGATGCGCTGCTGCGCAACAGCCTCTCGACCTTCATCCAGGCGACCTTCCAGGCCACCGTGCCGGGGGCAGGATTGCTCTGGCATCCCTATCTCGACCTGATCGCCTCACGTCTGCAGGACGTGGTGGAGGGGCGAACCCGCCACCTGATCATCACCCTGCCCCCGCGCCACCTCAAATCCTTCTGCGCGTCGGTGGCGATGCCGGCTTTTTATCTGGGGCACCACCCCACCGCTGAGATCATGGTCGTCAGTTACGGCCAGACACTGGCCGACCGTCTGGGGGAGCAGACCCGGGCGGTGATGTCCTCGGCGATCTATGAGCGGACCTTCTCCAACCGGCTCCTCACCAAGCGCCAGCCACCCCATCTCCTGCGTACGACGATGGGCGGGATCCGGCGTGCGACGTCCATCGATGGCGTCGCGACCGGAGTTGGCGCCGATCTCTTGATCTTCGATGATCCGCAAAAGCCCGGCGAGACCCTCTCCGATGCGGTGAGGCGTTCAACCAACGAGCAATACGAGAACACCTTCCTCAGCCGGCGCAACAATCCGGCGACCGCCCGCATCGTCGTCGTCATGCAGCGGCTTCATGAGGAGGATTTTGTCGGGCACGTGCTCAGCCTTGGCGGCGACTGGGAGATCCTCAATCTGCCGGCCATCGCCGAAGCCGATGAGAGTTACGGCTACAGGACCTGCTTTGGCCCTGCCAAGTATACGCGGCGGGAGGGTGAGGTGCTCCACCCGGCGCGCATCTCCCTGGAACAGCTCATGAAGGATCGAGAGATCGCCGGCGAGGCAGGCTGGGCGACGCAGTACCAGCAGCGCCCGGCGCCTTCAGGCGGCGGCATCATCAGGGCCGCGTGGTTCAAGAGCTATGCCGACCAGGATCTGCCGGCGAAGTTCGACCGTGTGGTTCAGTCCTGGGACACCGCGAACAAGGCGTCCGAGTTCAACGACTACAGCGTCTGCACTACATGGGGCGCCAAGGACGGCCGGTTCTATCTGCTGAATGTCCTGCGCGAGCGGATGCTATTCCCGCACTTGAAACGCGCCGTCGTGGACCAAGCCAAAATCCACAAAGCGACGGTCGTGCTGATTGAGGATCGGGCATCCGGCACGCAGCTGATCCAGGACCTCAAACACAAGAACTTCTCGAAAGTGAAGGCCGTCTCGCCGAGCAAGGACAAGGTGATGCGTATGTCGGACCAGACGGCGCCGATTGAGAACGGCTTTGTCTATCTCCCCGTCCAGGCGCACTGGCTCTCGGAGTACCTGCACGAGCTGCTGGTCTTCCCGAACGGGAAGTATGACGACCAGATCGACTCCACCTCGCAGGCGCTCGCCTATCTCAATGGCGATCACGAGCCGGGGATCCTAGCCTACTATCGGGAATTGGCGCGGCAGGAGGGCCTGGAGATGGTCAATGGACAGCTGGTGCCCATCCGTGGATGAGCAGGCTTCCGGCAAGTCGTATCTTGCTACGCAGCCCAGGCGATCGGCAGACCGCTGATCGCGACGGCATCGACGGTGAGGGCGTGGGGCTCACGACCCTCAAGTGCGGCCTGCAACATCTTCGGCTCCAGAAACCCCAGCACGATCATGCGGCGGACATAGCGCTCCTGGACGCCTTCGCGGGCGGCGATATCGCGGAAGGTCGAGGCCTCGCCTGACAGGAACTGGTTGATCCAGCCATGCGCCCGCGCGATGGCTTTGAGAAGGGCCGGATCGGGCGCGGAGAGCCCGTCGGCATATCCCTCATTCGGCAGGATGCGACCTGCAGCCTGCCCCTGGCGCGCGAAGGCGACCGCAATCGTGAGGACCAGCGTGTGGCCGTCTTCGGCCAGATGATCTCCGCCGGGCAGCCGAGCCCGGAGCGCATCGAGGTCGAGGTCTGGGGCAGACCGCGGCGCGCAGATCTCCTGGATCTTGATCTGAAGCTGGGCGCGCGAGAGGTGAAGCATGACGCGGTCTGCGCTCACAATGACCTTGGAGACAACGGCGCGGAGAAGGGCGGGCGTCTCAATCTGCGCGGAGGGACCGGCACCTGCCAGCAGCCGCACCCGGTCCAGTACGAGACCTTCGATCGTCTCGGAGGCGATGCGGGGAATGCTGCCAGCGTCATCGGGTGCGCCGGACATCGCAGCGCGGCTCACATAATAGCGGTACTTGCGGCCGTTCTTCTGACCGTGGGTGGGGGACATCCTGTTCCCCGCATCGTCCCAGAGAAGGCCGACAAGGGGGTGGCGGCGCGAGACCACTGTGACGCCGGGTCCACGGCGTCGGAGACTTTCGAGATTATCTGCGACCGCCTCGAACAGTTTTGGGGAGACGATTGGCTTGTGTTCGCCTTTGTATCGTTCGGTCTTGTGGGCGATCTCGCCGATATAGAGCCGGTTCTGCAGGAGGTGGTAGAGCGCGCCGCGATCGAAGGGCGTGCCGCCACCTGATCGTCCATGGCGTGAGACCCAGGTTTTGGTCACGACCCCCTCGGCTTCCAGTTCGGCCTTGAGGCGATGGACGCTCTTCAGTTGCAGGTATCTCGTGAAGATGCGCCGGACGATGGGGGCTTCGATCTCATCGGGTACGAGCTTCTTGTCGACCACCGCGTAGCCAAATGGGCGTCGCCCGCCCATCCACATACCCTTCTTCTTGGAGGCCGCGAGCTTATCGCGGATGCGCTCGGATGTGACCTCGCGCTCGAACTGGGCGAAAGAGAGGAGGACATTGAGCGTCAGTCGGCCCATTGAACTCGTCGTGTTGAAGGCCTGCGTCACCGACACGAACGAGACGCCCTGCTTGTCGAAGCGCTCCACGATCTTGGCAAAGTCCGCGAGCGCGCGCGTTAGGCGGTCAACCTTGTAGACGACGACCACGTCAACAAGGCCGCGGTCGATATCCGCAAGCAGCGCCTTCAGGGCCGGGCGCTCCATATTGCCGCCGGAGAAGCCGCCATCGTCATAGACCGTAGGGAGGGCGACCCACCCCTCTCCTGCCTGGCTCTTGATGTAGGCCTCGCACGCCTCGCGCTGAGCATGGAGCGAGTTGAACGCTTGCTCCAGACCCTCTTCGGTCGACTTGCGGGTGTAGATCGCGCAGCGGAGAAGCTTGGCCGGCTTCATGGCAACCGCCCTGCTGGCTTCTCCAGACCGAAGAGGCGCGGGCCGGACCACCGCGTGCCGGTGATGAGCCGGGCGATCTCGCTGAGGGAGGAATAGGCCTTCTCCTCGTAGACGTAGCCTGCGTCTTCGACAGTGACAGTGTGGGA